CTTGTCTGCCACGGGTTGAGTACGTGATGCCCTGTTGTTGCATCATTTCGTACACCTTTCGCGTGACCTCATCCACAAGTGCTGGTCTCGGGATGGTCGGGCGCCTCGCTGAACCCACAAGAAGTGAGTTCTGAATGATCTGAGTACTCGTTGGAATCTGAGTAGTCATATCAATGAATTCCGTTGGCAGATAGAGATTTTGCCAATACGGTCCGATGATGACTGTCGTTTGCGGACTGGTCGTGAAGTATCCTGGATAGTTGAACTTCAGGTATCCAATCGGCAGATTCGTCACCTTATCGATGACCGTAAACAGGATTGCTTGTCCTGGAATGAGAGATCCTTTCGCGTTTCCTGACGTGAGCGCGTCGATCTGAGCACTTGTCTGAGTGGAATCGACGTTACCCAGTCCATTCGGATAGCTTCCTGGCTGTGATCGGAACATGACAAAGCTCTCATTCAGACTGGGTGTTATCGTCTGAGTGAAGTTCGGATCTGGAATGACAGTCATCTGGACATTCACGTCAAGATCCACGTAGCATGGACTAGACTGAGCAGCTCCATCTGCAATCAGCGTTGGATACATCAACGCAGCACTTGACATGTTGAGTGTCGTGTTCTGCGTGATGTTGTTCTGGTTTGTGATGGGAGAAGTCCAAGTATTCGCTGCTGTGTTGATCAACCTTGACGCGGGATTCCCGTGAGTGAACAGAGTCACTGGTCTTGAAATGTCCGGTGTCGTCGTGCCCCACGTTGTTATCGTCGTCGTTGGTGGTGTCTGGAGAGGATTGCCAACTGCAAGTGGCGCTCCAAACCACGGCGCATATGCTCGTCCAAAGTTCGTTCCATCGCCTTGCACTTGTCCATACATCCCCATTGTCAGAACAGGTGTCGCGGACGCCGAGTACGTCACAATCTCGGTGATTGGTTGGTCGTTGTAAGGACTGAGCACGACGTGTGGTTCTGGAGGAAAGAACTCCTGAAAGGCTGCCAGCGTTGGAGGTCCATCAGTGAGACTTGGTAGTGGCATGAGTTGGGCCACCCGAAAGGACTCATCAGGACGATTGAAAATGACGATGTTGACAGCCGTGACGCCTCCATTCGACGAAATAAGTGGTGCAAGCACAAAAACCACAAATGTGCCACCAGTTGCTTCCGTTGATCCCAGGACCTCATTCCTCCAGTGGAA